GCCCGCAGGTCGCGCCGCGTCAACCGCACGAGGTGACCGCGATGCCTGATGATGACGTCATCGAGCACGAGTGCACGCCGCCCGACGAGGACGTGACCATCGTGTTCTACACCTGCCCATGTGGGCGCACCTGGCTGCGAGATCGGGACGATCCGACACGGTGGCAGCCCATCGACCCGCAACCTGATCGAGCCCAGTGACACAACACGCCAGCAGGGGGTGAGTCGTGGCGAAGCGCCGCAGCCGCTCCCGCATCACCAAGGCGGCACCCCCGGCCACCCCGGCGGCAACGTTCAGCCCGGCCCAGGTGCAGGCGCTGCTCAACGCGGTCGTGGCGCGCGGCGGGCAGATGGCGGCGCCGCTGCCCCGGCTTACGCCAGAGGTCGCGTTCGGTCCGGGCATGCCGCTGCACCTGGCCGCGATCGACCCGCTCCGACCGGACACGCAGCGACCCGAACCGCGGATCTACGAGTACCCGGTCAGCCTGAACCTGCCCGGCATGACCGACCGGCTCGTGCCGTGGAAGATCCTGCGGGACGCCTCCGAGCTTCCCGTCGTGCGGGACTGCATCAGGATCAGGAAGAACGAGATCACCACACTCGAGTGGGACATCGTCCCGACGAAGCGGGCACTGCAGCAGTACCGGGCGTCGGACCCGGACACGTCCAGCGTCGAGATCAAGCGGAAGCTGCGGGAGAAGCTCAACCCGGACATCGCGCGGCTCGTCACGTTCTGGGAGAAGCCAGACTGGCAGCAGGATGAGGGCTTCGTCGAGTGGTGCACCAAGCTCCTCGAGGAGCACCTCGTGCTGGACGCGCTGGCGGTCTACCCGTTCCGCGACCGCGCCGGCGTGCGCACCGGGTTCCGCATCCTGGACGGCAGCACGATCAAGCCGCTGCTCGACCACCTCGGCGGCAAGCCCATGCCGCCATCCCCCGCCTACCAGCAGATCCTGCACGGCTTCCCCCGCGGCGAGTTCGTTGCCGACCTTGACGACGAGGGCACGATCCCGGACGGCTACGCGTCGGACCGGCTGATCTACAAGCGGCGTGAGGTTCGCACGATTACCCCGTACGGGTACTCGGCGGTCGAGCAGGCACTGCAGAGCGTGGACCTGTATCTACGGCGCCTGGAGTGGCAGAAGGGCGTCTACACCGACGGTGTCGAGCCCTCCGGCTGGATTCTCAACGAGGGCACCGAGCAGTGGACGCCGCAGCAGCTGCTGGCCTACAACCAGGCGTTCAACGATACCTACGCTGGGCAGACCCTGAACCGGATGCGGTTCCACCTGCTGCCGCCCGGTATGAAGCCGCAGGCCTCGGCGGAGATCGGCGAGAAGTACCGCCCGGACTACGACCTGCACCTGATCAAGCTCGTCGCGATGTCCTTCGACGTCACCTTGGCGGAGTTGGGCTTCACCGAGTCCAAGGGCCTCGGGTCGTCCGGCTATCACGAGGGCCAGGAGAACGTTCAGGCGCGCAAGGCCACCAACCCCACGCTGAAGTGGCTGCAGTCGGTCATCACCGAGATCTCCCGTTCCCACCTCGGCATGCCGGCCGAGTTGGAGTTCCGGTTCCTTGGCTTGGATGCCGAGGAGCAGGCGGCGGCGGACGAGGTCGTCGAAAACCAGGTCAAGTCGGGCCGGATCACCCTGAACGAGGCCCGCGAAGAGCAGGGCCGCGCACCGTACGCGTTTCCCGAGGCCGACATGGCGGCGGTGCACACCAGCCGCGGCATCGTGTTCCTGGAGAACTCGTCGAAGCTGGTCGAACCGGGCGAGGAGATCGGTCCGCCGAAGCCGCGCTCCTTGGAACCGCCGGACGAGGGCAGCCCGGCAGATCCGACCGATGTGGAGGATCAGCCGGGCGAGCAGGACAACCCGGCACCGGTGGTACAGCAACACGAGCAGGACCAGGACGCCAAGGACGAGGCGAAGATGGAGCTGGTCGCCTACCGGAAGTGGCTCGCCAACGGCCACACCACCAGTCGGCGCCCGTTCGTGCTCAAGCACCTCACACCCGCGCAGGCGCACGCTGCTGGCGTCGACCTTGAGCGTGTGGCGTTCACTGCGAAGGCGAGTGATCCCGGCCCAAAAGCCGAGAGCCGGTCGTGGCCGGCGTGGCAGTTGGATCAAGCGGTCGCAGCGCACTGGGCGCGGGAGCTGCGACAGGCTTCGTCTGGGGTTCCAACAAAACCGATCGCCGCCCGCTGGCTTGAGGTCCGCAAAGCCGCAGAGCCTGACCAGCACGACCGCCGTGCTGGCGCGGTCCAGTGGCTCATGTCGCTCGGAGCGCGGTTCGCCAAGCGAATCGCGAAGGTCCTCGGTGGCCTGTACGTCGACGCCTACCTCGTCGGGGACACCGCAGCCCGCGCGGTCCTCGACGACACCAACGTCAACTGGGGCGACTGGGAACCAGGTGACACCGCGAACACCCGGCTGCTGATCGCCTCTGCGGGCGGCGAACTTGGCCTACAGCAACTGCTCGCCCAGGCCGACGAGGTCGCGGCGGGGATTGAAGCCACCCGCATTCGCGGCATGGCCGGAATCCTCACCGACGCGCTCGACACCGAGATCACGGTCGACGAGCTCGACGCCCAGCTCGCCGAGTGCCTCGACAGCGAAGCCGATGCGGCGCTCGTCGCGGTGACCGAGGTCAGCCGTGGCAGCAACTTCGCCGCGCTGGCTCGCTACGACACGCGCCGCCTCGACGGTGTCACGCACGTCGAGTGGGCTGTCGACCCGGAGCGGCCATGCCCGGTGTGCGTGGAAAACGCAGACGCCGGGCCGGTCCCGATCGGCACGCCGTTCCCGAGCGGTCTGCTCACTCCGCCACAGCACCCGCGGTGTCGGTGCGCGGTCTTTCCTCACCTCTTCTGACCGGGTGACCCGGTCACCTCCCGACCCGGCACGGGTCACCATCGACTGGCAGGAGCACCCGATGGGCATCCAGTACGCCTACGCCGCCGACATCGTGAAGGCCGAGCGCGACGAGGAAACCGGCGACCTGATCGTCTACGGCAAGGCGACCGGCCCCGATCTCGACCTCGACGAGCAGATCTGCGACGAGACGTGGCTGAAGACGGCCATGCCCGGATGGTTCGAGTTCGCAAACCTCCGCGAGATGCACCAGCCGATCGCCGCCGGTGTCGGGATCGAGCTGGAGCAGCAGGGCGACGACTGGTTCCTGAAGTCGCGGTGCGTCGACCCGAACACGGCGAAGAAGATCGAGGCTGGTGTCCTGAAGGGCTACTCGGTGGGCATCAAGTCGCCGAAGGTGGTGAAGGACGCGGACGCGCCAGGCGGCCGGATCACCGGCGGCGACATCGTCGAGATCTCCTACGTGGACCGGCCGTGCAACCCGACCGCGAAGATGGCCATCGCCAAGGCCGCCGGCGCCGACGCCACCCTGCAGCCTGTCGAGGCCGAACAGGACGAGGTGACCATCAAGGTCGCGGGCTCGGTGTTCAAGCCGAGCGACCTCGCGAAGCTCGTGGCTGCGAAGAAGTCCGCCGATCCTGCTGGCGTAACAGCGGACACGGTCGATGGCCCGGCCGACGAGGACGCTGACACGGGCATCGAACCGGACGTCGCCGAAGAGACCGAGCCGTCCGGCGCAGACGAGGCCGAGCCCGCTGAAGAGAGCGACGCCGCGGCGAAGTCGATCGTGATCACCGTGAACGGCAGCGTTCTCAGCGATGAGGCGGTCACGGCGGTCGTTCGCACCGCGTTGAAGAAGCGCGCGTTCTCCACGGCGGAGCGCGAGCAGGCCGCTGACGAGGGCGCCGCGATGCCGGACGGCTCGTTCCCGATCAAGTCGGTCAAGGACCTCAAGAACGCCATCAAGGCCGTCGGCCGCGCGAAGGACCCGGCCGCTGTGAAGAAGCACATCAAGCAGCGTGCCAAGAGCCTCGGCCGCGAGGACCTGATCCCCGAGGGTTGGAAGGCGGCCGACACCGACCTCACCAAGGCCGAGGCCGAGCAGATGGTGCACAACCCGGCCGAGCTCGCCGCGATCCGGTCGGGCCTCATTCGCCTCATCCATGCCGAGCTCGACGAGCTGGAGAACGGCGAACCGGAACTCTGGGACGTCAAGGAGCTGCTCTGCGCGCTGGGCATGTACATCGACTGGTGGGAAGACGAGGCGTGGAACGGTGAAACCGAATCCCCCCGCGAGACCCCGAAGCCCGCAGGCGTCGCCGAGCCGTCGACCGAGACCGCGGTGAAGGATGCCGACGAGGAAGAGACCGTCGAGCCCGACACCACCAAGACGTCCGAACCCGAAGCGTCCGAAGTGGACTCCTCTGATGAGGACGACGACACGACTTCCAGCACGGCGAAGACCGCTGTGCTGGACGAGAACCGCCTCACCGAACTGGTGAAGAGCGCGGTTGCCGACGCGACGAAGTCCCTGACCGAGCAGGCCGCCGAAGAGCGCAAGGCGCTGGAGGCCGAACTCAAGACGGTCAAGGACAACCTCGCGAAGGTGCTGGCGCTGCCGGAACCGGGAGGCCCGGTGCTCAACCGCACCGCCCTACAGGCAGCCACGACGAAGGCCGCGGCCGACAACCAGGCCAAGGCCGAGATCGCCGAGCTGCGGAAGAAGGCCGACCAGATGCAGGGCGTCGACGCGTACACGGCACAGGGATACCGCGCCCGCGCCCTCGCACTGGAGAAGTCACTGGCCCTGTAGCCGCTGCCACCCCGTTTCCCCCAGCCTCAACCCCGCCCCATGTGCGGGGTTTTCGCATGAAAGGAGCCCTACCGTGGCTCTCCCCAGCAACCTCGAGCTGCTGTTCGGCGGCAGCCCCGACGCACGGAAGCTGTCCCCCTCCGAGGTGTCGGTCAAGTTCGACGAGCTCACCAAGACGCTCGAGTCCACCCCGGCTCGTGTGGTGTCCCGCGAGGAACTCGCCGCAGCGAAGGCCGACGGCAACCCGATCGCGTTCGGCGCCGACCAGCCGCCGGTGTCCGCGTATGACGCCCTCACGAAGGCGCTCACGCCGGAAGTGACCAAGGGCCTGTCCCCGGACGGCCTGGCGTCGCTGCAGTCCAGCCTGGAGCAGCTGAAGGCCAGCAACCCGGACATCGCCAAGGACCTCACGCTCACTAGCCCGGTGTCGACCGGCCTCGTCGCGTTTGATCTTGCGGCGCCGGCGAAGCTGCTGACGCCGCGGCCGACGCCGCTGCGCAACCGGCTGCCCCGCACCCGCGGGATCGGCACGTCGTACCGCTTCAAGACCATCACCGGCTTCACCGGCACGGGCACGGGCGGCGTGGGCAACATCCACCCCGGCATCGTGGACACGACGCAGACCAACTTCGCCCCGTCGGGTGCGTCGAACGCCCTGTACTACGCGCGCGGTCCGAAGATCAGCTACGCGGGTCAGGACACCACGATCCCGTACGCGCAGTTCTCCGTGTCCGACGAGGTCACCTGGTCCGCGCAGTTCGCCGGCCAGGGCTTCCAGGACATTCGCCAGCTGAGCCGCACGTCGCTGCTGTACTCCAGCATGCTGCTGGAGGAGCGCATGCTGCTCATGAGCCGCGGCACCGCCTCGGGCTTCAGCGGTGCGCTGGCGGCACCCACCGGTGTCACGCTCACTGCCCGCTCGGCGGCGGGCGGGGAGACGGGCCTGTCCGGTGTCACTACCAACGTGTACGTGCAGATCACGTCGGACGCGGGCGCATTCGGCCAGTCGGCGCCGACCACTGTCGCCTCGGTCGCGGCCACGAACGGCCAGGTGATCGACGTCAAGTTCACCGACTCCTCGCAGGCGTTGGGCTACAACCTGTACGTCTCCACCGGCGCGGCGGACCCCGGCGTCGGTTCGCGGTTCTTCGCGGGCCGGTTCGCGGGCCTGAACAGCTCCGGGGCGATCGTGCTCGGCGGCGCGATCCCGACCTCGGGTGCGACCGTGCCCGCGGCGGACACCTCGGCGTACGCGGCCGGCTACGACGGCATCCTGCCGTACGTCATGGGCGCGAACTCCGGCTACACCAAGAAGATCAACGGCACGTTCTCGACCGCCAACCCCGGCAGCGAGTTCCAGAACGCGTTCGTCGGCCTCTACAACAGCGTCAAGGCCGACCCGGATCGGATCTTGTTCAACGGCGCGGACCGCAAGCAGCTCAGCGACACGCTGAAGGGCTCGTCGTCCAGCAACTACCAGCTGAAGATCACGCAGGACGAAATCGCCGGCGTCACCCTCGGCGACGTCGCCGTCGCGATCCTCAACGAGGTCACCGGCAAGCGCGTCGAGATGGAAGTCCACCCGTGGCTTCCGCAGGGCGTCGCGCCGATCCTCTCCGACACGCTGCCCATCCCGGACACCCAGGTCAGCAACGTCTGGGAAGTCCGCAACGTGCAGGAGCTGATGGGCATCGACTGGCCGGTCATGCAGTTCAGCTACGAGTCCAGCTCGTACTGGTACGGAACTTTGGTTTGTTTCGCGCCGGGCTGGAACGGCTGCGTCTCCGGCATCACCGCAGCCTGAGCCTGACCACACGAGATCCGCGAGCAGTCAACGAACACCGAGGGCCCAGGCACCTGACTGCCTGGGCCCTCGCCCTACCCCAGGAGCCGACATGCAACTCGCGATGCCCGACAACGCGGTCCGTGGTGTTCGTGTCGAAGGCGCACGCACCGGAGCAACCACCTCTTACGAGGGGCGCATCGTCACCGTCGACAACCCGCAACACGTGAAGGCGTTGCGTGAACTCGGCGCGTTCCCGGTGTCCCTGAGCGGACACACCACGGCCAGCGGCTACCGATGCAGCTGCGGGTTCGGCTCCTACTTCGCCCGATGCAGCCGCTGCGGCGGCACCTGCACGAAGGAGATCTGATCATGGCTGGCTCCATACGCAAGCCCACCGCCAAGGCAACCCCGGCCGCGACGCCGGCCACTGCGGACACCGCATCGCTGGACGCACTGGGCGACGGCGATGACGTCCAGGCGGGCGTCAACCCGACAACCTCCGCCCCGACTGCCGCCGGTGACGACCAGGCCGTCACGAGCGCCCCAGACACCGGGGACCCGGTCGCTCCCAGCGGCGGTGCCGCGAACGACGATTCCGACACGCTGGAGAACGACGAGGGCACGGAGAACAGCGGGGAACCGGAGCCGTGCAAGGAGCACTTCCCCACGGGCTGGACCGGCGGCGATGCGACGTCGGTCGGCTGCGAGCACGGCCAGTGGGACCGCTGATCCGGGGCGGACATGGCGCGGCGCAGTAGCGGTCGTCGCACAGCTTCTCGCCGCGCGAGTTCTCGACGAGCCGCACAAGGCCGCAAGTCGCGGATCGCGGGCCTGCTGCGCGTCAAGAGGGTCAAGCTCCGCAAGCGCCGGGTGACAGCGGGTGGTCCGCGGCGGCGGTTCCGGGGACTCGTGACGCAGTCTCGGCGAGCAGAGATGGCGCGCTGGCGGGTCGTGCGCCGCCGCACCCGCACCACATCGGCATTCAGGCGCAGCAGGGGACGACGGAGGTGATCGGGTGCTTACCGTGCCTCACGTGACGGCCGCGTCGTTCGTCGCGCACCCCACGTTCCTCGACCTGCTGAACCTGCGCAGCGGCGACACCAACCCCGCAGATCAGCTCGACGAGCTCACGAACATCCTGCTGATGGCGTCGTCGATGGCGGACTCGTTCTGCGAGCTCGGGGAAGGGCAGACGCTCGCGGCGCACACCCGGACCGAGAACAAGCGGCTGAGGCCAGACCGGTACGGGCGGTTCCTGATCACCACGGACCACCACCCGGTCATCTCGGTGCAGTCGCTGGCGTACGGGCCGTCGATCGGACAGATGACCACGATCGCCAACCCGGCGGTGTTCATCGAGGACGGGCGCCGGATCATCGCCGAACTCCAGGGCGCCGGCACCACAACCTGGTCGGGAAGCCTGCAGTTCGGTGTGCCTACCGTCGGACGCGAGCTGTACACGTCGTGGGCCTACACCGCGGGCTACGTGTCAACGACGCTCGCCACCGTGGCCGCGGCCGACGCATCAAGCATCACGGTGCGGGACGCGACCGGGGCACAAGCCGGGACTGTGCTGAGGCTGTGGGATCCGGGCGCCGAGGAAGCCGTCACAGTCGCCCCCTCGTACACGGGTGGCACGACGCTGCCGCTCACCGCGCCGCTCACGGAATCGCACGCACCGAACGTCGGCGTGAGCAGTTTCCCGCCTGACGTGCACGAGGCGGTCATTCTCTACGCGTGCGCGCTGCTGCAGCGGCCGGACAGCGAAGACGAGGACACCTACCCGTCAGCGCGGGTGAAGCCCAACACCAAGGTCAGCGCCGGGCATGACGGCTCCGGGTTCATCGCTGAAGCGGATCACCTGATGGCGGCGTACCAGCGCACGGTGGGTTTCTGATGTCCGCGGCCAGCATCGCGAACCAGCTGTGCGTCTACTTCGGTGGACCGTACGAACCGTCGACCCACACGTACCGAACACCGCAGATCAGCGTGCAGGGCATGTCCGGGCCGATCGTGCGCCGTGCGGCGCCGAAACGCGACGATCACGCGACCGACTACCACGTCACAGGCTCGGCTGCTGCCGGAGTGCCGATCGGCTGCCTGATGCTCATCCTCGCCGAGCAGGGCAGCGAGCAACGCGTCGCCATGGGAGGCGCGGTGTCGGGTGTGAAGCAGGTCCGGCACCAGATCCGGATGCACGCCTTCTTGCGCTGCGAGTCCTCGTACGCCGAGGACGCCCAGGACGCCGAGTACGCGCTGGTCGACGCGATCCGTGCGCGGATCGAAGCCGACCGGACCTGTGGTTCCGGCGGATTCGAGGCCGGATACGGCGTCGGGTTTCAGGTCGGCGAAGGCGGTGCACCGTGGATGCGGTGGACAGCTTCCCCGATCCACACGACCCAGCGTGACCTGTCGAAGGGCTACGTGCTCGTCGAGTTCATGGCCGACGAGTACATCCAGGCGTAGCCCCAACTTCTTCGTTCTCTGTCCTGTGTAGACGGGAGCTTCAGCATGCCCTCATACCGCTACACCCCCGAGTACTCGTGCACCTACACGGAGCGGGCGCTCGAAGTAAATCCCGGTGACGTCGTCGAGTGGGGCGAGCCGCCGGCCGACGGGCGGTGGGAGCCCGTCGACGGCGCCGAGCACGGCGAGAGCGACAACTTCCCGGACGAGCAAGCGAAAGCCGAGCTGGAGTCCGCGACCACACCTCCTGCCGAGGAACCGGCTGCCGAGCAGCAGCCGAAGAAGACCACGCGCCGGGCGGCGCAGAACACCGAGGAGTGACCCGTGCCCACGGCAACGACTTTCACATCGGCCAAGCAGTTCGTCGGCGTGGCCAAGGAAACCTTCCAGGGCACGCCGCTCGCGTCGACGTTCACGCTCCTCGTGGAGAAGTTCACCCCGGAAGACAAGCCGGTCTGGCTCGACGATCACGCCATGCGCGGCAGCATGGTCGACAACTACGGCCGCCAGCAGGGCGTGATCAAGACCGACTTCTCGATGTCCGGTCCCGCGTTCGGTGACGGTCTCGGGTTCCTGCTGGCGAACATCCTCGGAGACCTCACCACCACGGGCGCGTCAGCGCCGTTCACGCACGCCTTCAGCCTGCTGAACAGCGGGCAGGGGCAGCCGATCTCGCACACGCTCAGCCACTACCAGGGACCCGTCGCGTCGGTCGGCACCCGCCAGTACCCCGGTTCGTGCCTGAGCGACCTGACGTTGAAGTGGAACGCCGAGAGCCAGTTGCTCACGTTCGACGCGAAGGGCATGTCGTGGCCATCGGTGATCCCCGGTGCCACGCCGACGTCGTCGCCGACCACGGTTGCGCCCGTGCCGTCGTGGCGTGGCTCGCTCGGCATCGGCGGCCCGGCATCGGGCGGCACGCTGATCAAGACCATCACCGAAGGTGAGATCAGCATCAAGCGCGAGCTCGAACCGGTGTTCACGACGCAAGGCGTGCAGACGCCGTACATCATCCAGCGCGGCGCGGTGTCGGTCGGAGTGAAGCTGAAGTTCGTCGCGGCGGACGAGTCCCCGTACCTCGCGATGATCGGCAACACGCAGCCGCAGCTGCAGTTCGTTCTGGACAACGGCATCGCGGGTGCCGGGCAGATCACGTTCCAGGTCGACATCCAGAAGGCCGCATACAAGTCCGCCAAGTACGAGGCAGGAAAGGCTGCGGTCGCCTACGACATCGACGCCGACGCGATCGCCAACACCACCAACGCGGGAGCGTCCGGCGGGTTCAGCCCGGTCAAGGTGACGCTCACCAACGCCATCACCTCCGGCACCTACCAGTAGTCCTGTTCACCGCCTACCTGTTTGGACACCGTCATGCGCCATGCACTGCCGTCCGGTGGCTGGGTCGAGCTGCGCGACCCAGCCACGCTCCGGGCCCGCGACCAGAAGAACCTGCTGAAGTCGATGAACTTCGAACAGGACAACAAGGTTGCTACCGGACTCGACATGACCGACGGGCTGATCGCTCTGCTCGTCACCAAATGGGAGATCCCGTACGCGCGCGACCTTGTCACCACTGATACCGACGAGCTTGTGCCGCAAGGGTTCGTGCTGCCGTCCGTGGACATCGACGTCATCGACGACCTGTCCCTGCCGGACTACGGCGAGCTGACCAAGTTGGCCCGCGAGGTGCAGCAGGTGATGTTCCCGAAGGCGCCGGACCCCTCGGACTACGACGACCCGTCGTCCCCTACCGGGCCCGCGAACGCGTAAGGGCACGCATTCGCGGGGCGCAGCTCGGGCCACCGCTTCCCGGCGAACCAACTGAGTGGGACAGGGCGTTCGAGTACGTCTGGTGGGCTGAGCGATTCGGCTGGACACCAGACCAGGTGGATGCGCTTCCATCCGGTCTCTTCGTCCGGATGCCGCTCGTCGCCGCCGAGATCGACGACTGGCGTGAGGAGGAGAGCAGGAGGCGATCCCAGTGATCCAGCTCCAAGGACTCACCGCACTGCTGTCCACACTGGACACACGGGCTGCCGCGATCGAGACAGCGACGTACGTTGCGACAACCGAGGTGACCGAGGTCGTGCTGAGCGCCACCGAACGGCACCTCACGCGGTTGTCCCACGCACCCGGCACACCAACCCCGTCGGCCCCCGGCTCGCCTCCGGCGACGATCAGCGGCGCGCTTGCCGAGTCTCTGCACGTCGAAGGCCCGGCGGTGATCGGCGGCCGTGTCCTGGCACGGCTCGGCCCGACCACCGTGTACGGGCGGATCCAGGAACTCGGTGGTGTCGCAGGGTGGGGTGCTCAGCTGCCGGCACGCCCGTACCTGTGGCCCGCCGTGCGGGACTCCTTGCCTGCTATCGAATTCATCTACCGCGAAGCCTGGACGGCCGCGCTGACCGGGAGGTGAGCGCTCGTGTCGGAGTTCCTGCCCCCGGTGGTCGCGGACTTCGTGGCGAACGTGGCCCCCGCGCTCGCGTCCATCACCGAGCTCGAAGCCGCGCTACGCGGCTTCGAGGCGACAGTCGCGCAGGTGTCCGCAGCGGGCGCGGAAGGGTACGCGGCGCTCGGTGCCGCCGCCGAGGCCGCTGCTGCGGGCGCTGGGACTGCGGCCACCGCGCAGGCTGAGTCGGCGGCGGCGACTTCGGCCGCGGTGGAAGCCGAGTCGAGCGCGATCGTCGGCGCGAACGAACGCGCCGCCGCCTCCACGATCACCCTGCGGCAGGCGATGGCCGAGGTCACCTCCTCCGCCGAGGTGCAGGCAGTCGTAGCGGCCGACAAGTACGGGGCGATGGAGGCCAAGACTGCGGCGTTCGCGGCGAGCACCGAGGCAATGGCCGCGCGTGCTGCGGCGGCGAACGAGCGCGTCGGAGCCGCGATGGCCACTACTGCTTCCACATCGACGTTGAGTGGCGCGGCATTCGCAGGCGCGATGAGCAAGATGGGCATCGCGGCCGGGGTCGCGGGGGCGATCGTCATCCACGAGGCCGGCGACTTCGAGTCCGCAACGAACCGACTCGTCACGTCCGCGGGTGAGGCTCACGAGAACCTCGACCTGGTGCGTGAGGGCATGCTCGCGATGGCCGGGCAGGTCGGCTACAGCTCCGACGAGCTGGCTGCGGCGATGTACACGATCGAGTCCGGTGGCCAGCACGGCGCCAAGGGCCTCGACGTTCTGCGCGCCTCCGCAGAGGGTGCGAAGGCGGAGAACGCGGAGCTGAAGATCGTCGCTGATGCGGTGACCTCCGTGCTGCAGGACTACGTCGCCAAGAACTACTCGGCGGCCGAGGTGACATCGAAGCTCGTCGCCGCGACCTCGGTCGGTAAGACGACGTTCGAAGAGCTGTCCCGGTCCCTGTCGGCGATCCTGCCGATCGCGTCGTCGGCGCACGTATCGCTCGACGACATCCTCGGATCGCTGTCGTCGATGACTGTGCATGGCATGTCCGCGCAGCAGGCCGCGCAGAACATGGCCGACGCCGTGCGGCACATGATCGCTCCCACGCAGGTGCAGGCCAAGGAACTCGGCCAGCTGGGGGTGTCCGCGCAGGACCTCGCCGGGATGCTGTCGGAGAAGGGCTTGTCGGGCACGGTGCAGCACCTGTCCGAGCTGATCCTCAGCCACATGGGCCCGTCCGGAAAGGTCCTGCTCGACAGCTTCAACCAGAGCAAGGACGCCGCCAAGGCCGCCAACGACATGATGAAGGCGATGCCACAGCCGGTGTTCGAGCTGGCGTCGAAGTACCGTGAGGGCTCTATCTCGGTCGGCGAGTTCAAGAAGGCGTTGAAGGACCTCCCTACCGACCAGGCGAACCTGGCGCTGCAGTTCAAGAGCGTGCAGGACCGGGCCGCGGGCTTCTCGGACCAGCTCAAGTCCGGCTCCCCCGCAGCACAGTCCTACCAGGACGCGTTGCGGCGGGTGATGGGCGACGCCACCGGCTTGAACGTCGCGTTGATGCTGACTGGAGAGAACACCGAGTACGTCAACCACGCGGTGAAAGCCATCTCCGACACCACGACGGAGGCTGGCGGTCACGTCAAGGGCTGGTCGGACATCCAGGAGACGTTCAATCAGAAGGTGGACGAGGCCAAGTCCGGTCTCGGCGCGCTCGCGATCTCCGTTGGCACGCAGCTACTTCCGGTGGTGTCGGACATCGCCGAGGTGTTCGCGAGCGCCACGCACTTCCTGGCGGAGCACAAGGTCGTGGCCGAGGTCCTCGCCGGGGTCATCGGTGTCGGCCTGGTCGTGGGGCTCGCGGCGGCCACCGTCGCGGCCTGGAACTTCACGGCCGCTCTCTGGGCGAACCCGATCACCTGGATCATCGCGGCGATCATCGCGCTCGGTGTCGGCATCTACGAGCTGATCAAACACTGGGACTCGGTCTCGGACTTCTTCAAGAACCTCTGGGAGAAGATCAAGGGCTGGTTCTCGGCAGCGATCGACTGGATCGTCAACATCTTCAAGAGCTGGTACCCGCTGATCCTCGGCATCCTGTCCGGTGGCATGCTGCTGCTCCCAGCGCTGATCATCAAGTACTGGGACAACATCGTCGCCTTCTTCAAATCGCTGCCGCACAAGGCGATGGAGGCGCTGTCTGCGCTCGGTAGTTTCCTGGCCAGCGTTGCTTCTAACGCGTCGCACGCGTTCCTGAGCGCCGTCCAAACCGGTGCGACCGCCGTGCTGAACTGGTTCAAGGACCTCCCACACAAGATCGGTTTCGCGCTCGGATTCCTGATCGGATCGATGGTCAAGTTCGGCATTGACGTGATGCACGCCATCGTCGACGGCACCCGCATTGGCTGGAACCTGCTGGTCACGTTCTTCACCGAAG